TGCTGTCTGACCTCGCGTCCGAGGTTTGGGGGCGCATCGGCCTCTCGCTGGACGCAGCGCTGGCAAGGATGGCGGCAGGCTGGGAGGGGATGAAAGCCACGGCGCTGACTGCTCTCGATGGTGCCATCACCGGCGTTTTCAGCTTTGGCGACCGGTCGGTGGCTGTGTTCCAGGGCGCGTTCGATGCGATGAAGGCGATCTGGGGTCGGCTTCCCGGTGCCATCGGTGATTTCGCGTTTCAGGCTGCAAACGGGCTGATCAGCGGTGTCGAGTCGATGCTGAACGGTGTCGTCACCCGGATCAACGGTTTCATCACGACGCTGAACGCGGCATTGGACCTGCTCCCCGAATGGGCGACCGGCGAAGGCGGGGTGCGGATCGGCACGCTCGATCCGGTGACGCTCGGAGGGATCGAAAACCCGTTTGAAGGTGCAGCGACGGCGGCGGGTGTCGCCGCAGGTGATGCCTTCTCCGCCGCGCTGTCGCGCACTTATCTTGAACCACCCGATCTGGGGCTTGGCGCGATGGGCGACGACGCGCGGAGCCGCGCCGACGGCTATCGCGAGGCGGCAGGAATGCTGGCGGATGCCGCTGGTCGTCCGCTGGCCAGTTGGCAAGCCCTGCGCGACGCCGTGACCGGCAGCGGGGCGGAGACTGAAGCCGCACTGGCCGATGCTGCGGCCTCGGCGGATGCGCTCGGGCTCGAGCTGGACGAGACTGCCGCCGCTGCCGGTGGTGCTGGAGCCGCGGCACGCGCTGCCGGGGCGGCAGCAGCCGAGGGCGCAGAACAGGCCGCAACAGGCTGGGGCGCAGTCACCGCAGCGCTCGCCGACTATGCCGCCAAGGCCCGCGATATCGGTGGCGATATCGGCCAGACACTGGTGGGCGCATTCCAAAGCGCCGAGAACGCCGTGGCCACCTTTGTAAAGACCGGCAAGCTCGACTTCCGCGACCTCGTGACCTCGATGATCGCCGATCTGGCAAAACTGGCGGCCCGGCGTTTCATCCTCGGGCCTATCGCCAATGCCCTCTCCGGCGCGCTGGGCGGTGCAGGTGGATTGTTCGCAGATATCCTGCATGGCGGTGGCGTGGTCGGCACGGCGGGCAGCCAACGCCTGGTGCCAGCCATGGTCTTCGCCGGTGCCCCGCGCATGCATTCCGGTGGCTGGGCAGGCATCAAACCCGACGAGGTTCCCGCAATCCTGCAACGGGGCGAGCGCGTGCTGTCGCGCCGGGAAGCTGCTGGCTATGGCCGGGGTCAAAGTGCAGCCTCGAATATCTCCGTCACAATCAACGCGCGGGATGCTGAAAGCTTCCGGCAATCGCGCACGCAGGTCGCCGCCGACATCGCCCGCGCCGTATCTCTCGGCCGGAGGGGCATGTAATGGCCTTCCATGACGTCAGGTTTCCCGACAACATCAGCCGGGGCGCGCGGGGCGGCCCGGAACGGCGCACCCAGATCGTTGAACTTGCCTCGGGTGACGAGGAGCGCAACGCCAGCTGGGCCAACTCGCGCCGCCGGTTTGACGTCGCCTATGGCATTCGCCGCGCCGACGATCTGGCGGCGGTCGTCGCCTTCTTCGAGGCGCGCAACGGCCGCCTGCACGGCTTTCGCTACAAGGACTGGGCCGACTACAAATCCTGCCTGCCGTCGCAGGCCGTGGCCCCGACCGACCAGCCCATCGGCACCGGCAATGGCGCTGTCACGACCTTCGGCCTGCTGAAACGCTATACCTCCGGCGCGCAAAGCTGGACCCGCGCCATCGCCAAGCCGGTTGCAGGCAGCGTCCGTCCTGCCCTGAACGGCGTCGAGCAGATGTCAGGCTGGACCGTCGACACCACCACCGGCAGTGTCACGTTCGCCACCGCCCCCAGCGCAGGCGTTGCGATCACGACAGGCTTCGAATTCGATGTGCCGGTGCGTTTCGATACCGACACGCTGGACGTGACCCTCGATATCGAGCGGCTCGGCTCGATCACCTCCATCCCCCTGCTGGAGATCCGCAGATGAAATCCCTCTCTCCAGCACTGCAAGCCCATCTGGACGATGGCACCACAACCCTGTCCTGGTGCTGGCGAATTTCGCGGGCGGATGGTGTCGCGCTGGGCTTTACCGATCATGATCGCGCCCTCAGCTTTGACGGCACCGAGTTTGAGCCTGAAAGTGGCTTTGCCGCCTCGGAAATCCGCTCAGGCTCCGATCTCGCCGTCGATGCACAGGATGCCACCGGCGTGCTGACGTCGGACCGCATCACCGAGACTGACATTCTCGACGGGCGCTGGGACAATGCCGACGTTGAGCTCTGGCGGGTGAACTGGACCGACACCAGCCAACGCGTACTCTTGCGCTGGGGAGCGGTGGGGCAAATCCGGCGCGGTCGCATGGCGTTCGTGGCCGAGGTGCGATCCTTGGCGCATGTGCTGGGCCAGACCGTCGGGCGCACGTTTCAGGCCGGGTGTGATGCGGCGTTGGGCGATACGCGCTGCGGGATCAATCTGGAAAACGCCGTCTACAAAGGCACCGGCGTCGTCACTGACCTGTTGCGCGACCGGGCGTTCATGGCGTCTGGTTTGTCCGGTTTTAACGCTGGCTGGTTCACATCCGGAACAGTCACCTGGACAAGCGGTGCAAATGCCGGTCGCATCACCGAAGTGCTGGCTCATGGCCTGACCGATGCCATCGCGACCATGACCCTCTTGGAAGCCCCCGTGCGCGCCATCACCGAGGGGGACAACTTCATCGCGCGGGCGGGCTGCGACAAGCGGATTGCCACCTGCGGCGCGAAGTTCGCCAACACCGCCAACTTTCGCGGGTTCCCAAACATTCCGGGCCAAGATTCCGTGTTGCGCTATGCCAGCCAGGACGGTGGCCATGAAGGGGGCGTGCTGTGATGAACGACGTTTCCGTTGGAAACGGCGGGCGGCAGTGCATCGTCTCACGATGCACGAGAGCCATCGCTGATCCCGTCCTCGTTGTCGCCACGGCGCGAAGCTGGCTGGGCACGCCCTACCATGATCAGGCCAGCTTGCGAGCGGTCGGCTGCGATTGCCTTGGCCTTGCACGCGGCGTTTGGCGCGACGTGGTCGGGAACGAGCCTTTTCCGATCCCGCCCTACAGTCGGGATTGGGGCGAAACTGGGCCGCACGAGGTGCTGGCGAACGGTGCCGCATCGATGTTGATCCCGATTGCAATGAGTGATGTCGGTCCCGGCGCGCTGGTCCTGTTCCGCATGGCCCCACGCGCCATTGCCAAGCATGTCGGGATCGTGGCCGCGCCCGACCGATTTATCCATTCCTACGAGCGCCTTGGCGTCGTCGAGGAAACCCTGACCCCTGTCTGGCGACGGCGTATTGCCTTCGCCTTCCTGTTTCCGCCCTCCGGCAGCATCTGAAAGTCCTCATATGGCAATGCTTGTACTCGGCGCGGCTGGCGCTGCGATCGGTGGTTCCATCGGCGGCACTCTCCTTGGAGTCAGCGCCGTCACAATCGGCGGCTTTATCGGATCGAGCGTGGGGTCCTTGGTCGACAACTGGATCGTGTCGTCCCTCGCGCCCGCTCAACGCATCGAGGGCGCGCGCCTTGACGGGTTGCGGATCACCTCCGCGACCGAAGGGGCCGTGATCCCGCGCCTCTTTGGCCGGATGCGCATCGGCGGCAATATCATCTGGGCCACCGATTTCCGCGAAGAGGTCAACACCACCAGCCAAGGCGGTGGCAAGGGCAGCGGGCCGAAGGTCACGACCACCGAGTATCTCTACTATGCGTCTTTTGCCGTCGCTTTGTGCGAGGGCGAGATCACCGGTATCGGCCGCCTCTGGGCAGACGGCAAGGCGATGGATATGACCGGCGTCACCTGGCGCTGGTATCCGGGCGACGAGACGCAAGGCCCAGACCCGTTCATTTCGGCGAAGATGGGGGCCGCCAACACGCCCGCTTATCGCGGCACCGCCTATGTGGTGTTCGAAGAGCTGGACCTCAGCGCCTTCGGCAATCGCCTGCCTCAGATCAGCTTCGAGGTGTTCCGGCCCCTCGCGGATCCGGACACGGCCGAGGGGTTGGTCAAAGCCGTCACGCTGATCCCGGCCTCTGGCGAGTTCAGCTACGCGACGGTGCCAGTTAAGAAATCGAGCGGCGCTGGTGGGGCGACGGTTGCCGAAAACCTGAACGCCATTTCCGACACCGCCGATATCGTTGTGGCGCTGGATCGTCTGCAATCCATGGCACCGGCAGTGGAAAGCGTCTCCCTCGTCGTAGCGTGGTTCGGCGATGACCTGCGCGCAGGCAATTGCAAGGTTCGCCCCGGCGTCGAGGTCGCGGCCAAGACCACCACGCCCACGTCTTGGTCGGTTAACGGCGTCAGCCGCGTCAATGCGTTTCTGGTCAGCCGCGACGCCGAGGACCGCCCGATCTATGGCGGCACCCCGGCGGATTTCGCGGTGGTGCAGGCGATCAAGGAAATGAAGGCGCGCGGACTGCGGGTGACCTTCTATCCCTTCATCCTCATGGACGTCCCG